GGGGCGTGGAATTCTGCAAACTCATCGAACCTGGCGACGTCCCGGCATAGGCATTCCACCCCGTGGCGTATTGCGGCGCGTTTCCCGGCGCGGTGATGACAAGTTGTGTTCCCGGCGCGGTATTAAGTTGTGACTGCTGGCTCGGCGCGCTCTCCTGTCCTGTTTGATTGACCCACGTCACCTGAACAAAGTACTGGGCGGAAACGCCGGAGCCGGGTACGAACGTCAAAACCGGCGCCGCCGGCGACGGCAGCCAGAACGTGGAGAGCCCAATTCCGGTCTCATAGAGCAGATCTCTCGCGTCCTGCTCCAACTTCAGATACTCTTGCCACTTCTTCATGTACCGGTCGTTGAGTTGGTTGTTGTACGCGTCGCGATACACGGCGGCGAGCGTCCGCATGGCATGCCACTGGCGAAGGCCGTCGGTCACCACAACATCATTTACTCCGGTCTGCCGCCGGGTCGTATCCTGGCCGCAGTTCCAAGTCAGAAGAGGGCTGCGCGTCTCCCGCCGCAAGAGCAGAGCGAGAATTTGCAGCCCAATCTCGCTCTGCGCCAGCGCGCTCTTACCGTCCAGATCAATCTGCTCGGCGCTGGCGACGTCGAGAATGCCGTTTTCGTAGTTCGCCAGGTCCTGCTGCTGATTGATGAGGCCGTCGTTGAATAGTGCCATTCTCGCCTCGCGTCTTCAGCCCTAATCCTTGGCTGGTTTCTTCGGTTCCTTAACCGGCTGAGGAACCACGCTGATCATCACTTTGCCGGCCAGCGCCTGCTCCGCCGCCTTCTGCCGAAAGGCGTCCTGGGCGGCTTTGTAACCCGCGGTTTCCTCCGCGGTCGCCAAACGCGCTCGCCCCTCCACCAGCAGCCTCGCCGCCAGCGCGCGGGAAACCTCCGTGCGGGCGCCCGCGCGTCCTCCATCCGGGGTTTCCTCGCTCACCACCACCGTGGGATCTTCCGGAATTGCACTTTCCACTTCCTTCACCTTTTGAAAAAATACTCTGAGATCCATAAGCTCCCTTCGCATTCCACCGGCAACAAATCGCTCGCACGCCGCGGGGACGGTCCACTTGGTCTCGGCAGCGAGGGGACGCCGGGGGCTGTCCCACCGAGCCCCCCAACCAGGCAAAGCCCGGTGACCGCCGCCAAACCACGGGCCGCCGGGCCTATCCCCACTGTCCCGGCCGCCCCGGGGCAACTCGCCAGAGCGCCCCCATCGACGGAACTAAGTCGTAACCTGAACCGCAAACCCGTTCCGCAGCACGCCGCACCCATACAGCACGTCTACCGTGAACTGCTGAGCCAGCGTATTGGGCTGATAGCTCATGACCACGCGCATCCCGAAGTTACCCAGCTCGGCATATTCGGCAATGGCGCCGGTTCCGGGCAGGGGTTTCGGCAGCCGGCGAACCACCAGGCCGATCGCGTCCCGCGCAAACGCGAGATTATGAGTCGTCACCGGCCCGCTCCCGGTCGTCGGAACAAACTGCGAGCGGAAGATGTAGAAGTCCTTCATCTTGCCGACCGTCCCGTCGACAAGCGCCCGCAGGCCCGCTTCGCCCGCCGTGTAGAACTCGCTGAATCGCGGAATCTGGCGCAGAGCCGAATAGGCATTCGAATCCACCACCAGGTATTTGTCCATGCTGGATGGCACCTGCGCTTGGAAGAGCGCGGTTTCCGCCTGATCGATCGTCGCCTCCGTCGGCGGAGTTGCTCCTGCGCCGATCGGCGTGTTCGCCGTGAATTGCGGATAGAGCTTCAAAAGATCTGACTCAATCCGCTGCGCCAGCGCGACTACGCCCGGCTGCATGTACAGCTTCAAGAGATCCGGCGTCGCCAGGCACTTTGTGACGTCGGGGATCTGAAAAGTCGCCTCCACGTGCGTGTTGAGAACGATCTGCGCGTTCCCCAAGTTCGGATTCTGCGGCTGCACCGCGCCGCCCTCCGCGATATTGTTCGCAACCAGCGTTGGAGGAATCGGTACGTTGACTGTGTCGCCGGTGTTAGCCAGCACCGGTTCGTAGTCGCGATTGACCAGGTTCCCCATCACCAGGTTTCCCATCAGTGCCGGTAGCGCTTCCACCGCCACCAGCTTTACGATCGCTGTCGCGACGTTTGCTGAAGTGATATTCCCCATCTGTTCTTACCTGTCTCCTTCTTGTTTGTGGCCCCTCCGGGCCGTTACCGTCCTCGCAAGGTCTGGGCGGCTACGCGGTAGATTTCTTCCCGCGCCCGCTGCAATTCTTCCGGAGACATACCCGGTCGAATTTGATCAAGCGAAACACCGCTCCCTCCACCGGAAGCTGTCTTGGAGGGCGCTCCGGCGCCTGACCCGCCAGTCATGCGCGCCGGAAGCAACTCCGGGTTCTCGGCTACAAATTGCGTAAGGTAGTCCTTGAGCCCGATCTCTCCATTCCCACCACGCGCGATCAGACGTCCGTCCTCTCCGCGTGCGATCTCATCCTTCACCGCGCGAAACGCAAGATCCACCTTCGCCACGCCCAGTTTTTGCAATTCGGCGCGAATGGTGGAACTTCGGTCCGCCTCCTCGGCGGCCGCGCGGGTCTTCTGGTTCTCTTCCACCAACTCATTCAAGCGGCGTTCCAGCGCCTCGCGCCGCTTCCGCTCCTCGATCAACTCCGCCTTGTAAGCCGGCTCGGCCTTCTTCTGCTCCGCGCGTGCGAACTCCTCCACCGCGTTGCGAATAATGGTCGGGATGTCCAATCCCGGCTCATTTTTCCTGTTGTCGATTTCTTCCATGTCAGTTGCCTCTTTCCCTCTGCTCCCGGACCTTCTCATCCCGCCGCGTCGATCTCTTTCGAAATTTGGTCCTTGATCGATTGCGGAGCGTCGCTGAGGTACTGGGCGGCCAGCGTCTTAAAGATTTCCTTCTTGAGCGTCGGCGACTCAATCCCCAGACTCAGAAGCTGCTGCGCATCGGCAAGCTGAGCGCTGAAATCGCCGATTTCGAATTCGTCAAGGCCGGTGACCTTTACGGCGATTCCTTCTTCGCGCGCCGCTTCAATCGCCTTTAGGACGCGCTTCAAACAGTCCTTCAACCCATCCCCAAACGCCCTCAGCACCTGTTCAGTGATCGAAAAGTCCCACTGTTTGCTCAACCCCGACTGTTTGTCTCCGCCGGATACCGATCCGCCCGCCTGCGAGAGATAGCAAACCCGGTAAATCTCCTCGCGCAGAATTCCTAGGTTGTCGAGTGCGATCTGATAGACCTTGCCCTCCGGCTCGGTCCATCCGAATTTGTCTTGCGGGCCGAGTTGGATGAAATAGCTCTCGCCCACCATCTGCGTCCAGTCGCGCTCGGAGAAAATCACCGGCATCGCAAACAGCCCCATCGTCAGGGCCCAGGAGAGCGCGTTCGATTTGTTGAAGTGCTCAAGTTGCAGGCGCCCGGCGCGGTTCATCAGCCAAAGACCCTCCGGCACTTCGAGATCAAACAGCGGAACGCGCTTTTGTTTTGCCAGACCGTGCAGCCCGCTCGCCTTCAGTTCCACGTTTTTGGGAGTGGAATCCCGGTCCCACTCTCCGAGCCGCAAAGGGTCGTCGGGCTTTGTTTGCTCATAGATCCGGTAGCGCTCGCGGTCGTAATAGACCCAGCGGGTTGAAGTAATCCATTGCTGGTCTTCCACTCGCTCCTTCGTCAGGTGCGACGTTCGCAAGACGACCCACTCGTAGTTGCCGTGCCCGTCTACACTCCAGTTGATGAGATTCTCCGGCGTGAATCCCACAAGATAAGCTCGCGACGCTCCTGCGGCGTCTTCCTCCGCTCTCGTATCCACGGTCTTGTCGAGCCTCGGGAAATCCACCAGCACGTGGCTTTTCCCGTAAATCAGCGTCTCGACGAACCGCAGTCGGAAGAACTCGCTCAGACTCGTCCCTCGTAAGTCGCAGTCTTCCGTGAAGTCGGCGAAAAACCTCTGTCCCGATTCGAACCCGCCTGTGAACTCGAGCACTGGCTCCCGCCGGAAGAGCGTCGCGATATACCAATCGATAATCGACCCGACGTAGTTCTCGTAGAAAACCCGCAACAGCCGTTCCGCATAGACGTCGCGCGGTTCCTTCTGTCGCGGGATCAAGTACTGATCCGCGCGGGACCGTAACTGTTCTCCGCCGGCGTAGAGATCCGAGTAAGTACGCCACGTTTCCCTCCGCGCGCGGTAATCGGGGTGCTCCCCGTTGATGTTGAAATTTTGGTCGGTCGTCGATGCCATTCGTTTTCCTTTGCGGTCCGCGCCGCTATAGCAGCCTTTCCCCGCGCTCGCCGTAACTCGGTTGCGGGCGGCACTCCTGCCACACCAGATACCCCAGGGCGTCTGACAAGTGCGTCCGCCGCGGATCGCGCTCTTTATCGATCACCATGCTGTCCGGCTTGAACATTACTTCCTCGAAATCGCGGACCAGTTCCTTACAACGGCCATCGATGGTTAATTCCGAATCGCCCGCGGCGGACCGGAACTTTGCGTTCATCATCGCCACCCGCTCCCGGACACTCGGATTCACCGTAGGAACCCGGAACTCGACCCTCCGGTAGCCGGTCCTCGCCAGATAATCCCGGACCATCTTGTAGTCCGACGTCCCACTCGTCTGCTGCCGCGCCCCCGTCGCATCCCCGTAAATCACCAGCCGCTCCGGATACTGCGGATATCGCGAGCGGAACTCTTCGCAGGCCTCGGTCGTGCTTGCTCTTCGCAGCACGATCTCGTCGATCACCCGGATCTCAGCCCCGCTTCTCTGCGCCAGTACCGAGCACATCGGATCCACGTTGAAATCCAGCGCCCAAAGCAGCGGGAGCGCCGGGTCGATCGCCACGTCCCTCATGTTTCTGCCGCGGTCGAATGCCTCATAAACCCGGCCGGCGTTCAGGCTGAGATATTCCCCCAATGCCTCCTGCGCAAAAAAGCGCTCGTCATAGCTGCGCTTCAGCCGTTCGTAATAGTCCGGCACCCGGTCCAGGACGAAGCGGTTCTCAAACGCCTTCGCGAAGATCGTGTCGTATCCCTCCGCCGGTTCTTTCACGAACTTGCGGTACACCCAATCGAATCCCTTGGGCGTCCATACGGCGAAGCCGCATAATCGCTTTGCTTTCGGGTCCCGCAGCCTCCCCTCCAGCCGGAGCCACGCGTCCTCGGCGGTGTATGTCAGCTCATCCACGCCAAACCACGCAAGATTGGTCCCGCGCAAACGCTCGAAATCATCCAGCGACCGGAACAGAATTCGCGACTTTGTCTCGTGCATCAGCAGAGTGTTCTCCGCTTTGTTGTACTCGTACGGAATTCGGTTCGCACCCAAAATTGACAGCATCGATGTCAGCGTCGAGTCCCGCAGCATCGGATAGGTCGGTGCGCCAATTAGCCCCCGCCGCCCTGGATTCAGATAACTGAGCCGGATGGCCTCCTGGCAAAGCGCCGCGCTTTTCCCCGATCCCACCGGGCCGGAAAATCCCTTAAACCGGGCGGCCGATTCATGGAATCGCCTCTGTGAAGGCAGCGCGTCATAAGTTATTCCTCGGAATCGGGTGTCTCCACTCGATCGATCCACGTGACCCGAATCTCCTTCGGCGGTTCTTCCGCCTCCAGCTCTTTTTCAAGCTGCAGTAGGCGGACGTAGTCGCCCACCGTGCATTTGCTCTCCTTCAATTGGTCCTTAATGCTGGCCAGCAGATCCCTCACGCTTTCCAGAGTCGTCTCTCGTCTCGGCGCCGGCACGCTCTTTGGCGTGCTGCCACCCTTGCGGACCGTCTTCATCTCTCCTCACCCGCTTGAGAGGCTAACAGCAAGCTCCCATCCCGCCGGGCCGCCGGAACGCAGAAGAGACTGATCCCGTTGGTCTTATCTTTTTAAAATTTGTGGTGATCACTTCCGCGCACCTGCGGAAATGCCCTGGGCCGCTACCGGGTTGGCGGCGGGCAGAAAAACGAACCTGCCCGCGCACTCTTTGCTGAGGAAGGAATCATTCTTTCATACTGAAGAAGAAGCACTCATGTGGAATCGCAAAT